ATTGTCAAACTCTCAATATCCACGATTGCATCCTCCGTATCGGCATGATCGCCGCTGCATGGCACCCGTGAGAATGCCATGCCGTAGTGATCACGAAATCGACTTCCAATTGTCGAAATTCGCGCAGGGCGGTGGGGGTCATGCCGCGAGCTTCCCGAGCGCGTCTGCCAAAGCGGATATGGCCGGGTCATCATGCGGCTCGCCGATGCGGTATCCAACATCGCACAGGCTATCATGGCGGGCCAGGATAGCGCGCCCGAGGTGGATAAGCTCGCTGGCGTTGGTAGTCTCCAGGACGGCGACAAACAAGGCAATCGGCGATTCATCCTCACCGTAGGTCGCGATGGCGTGCGCCGCGTCCGCAACCGGGACGTGGCGATCATAAAAATCGCGCGCGACGCCAAGCGTAACGCCCGGGCGAAGCGAGTGCAGGATTTTCCAATATTGCAAAAATTGACCGGGGATTTGCCAGTCAATGTCTCTGACAGTGCTCATATCGTCCTCCATCTGGCCCGATTGCCATGACACGGGACGCAGCACGTCCCGTGCGCAAAGCGATCAAACAATCGCAAACCGCATCAGTTCATTCCGGGTTCGCGGCTCAATTCGCTTGATTTGGCCGCGATCAATGAGCCGCGAAAGCGCCGTGCGGCACATTTCCTGATAGCGAGTGCCTCCGTTTTTGCGCGGAGCGTCCTCACCGCGCCGAATTGCGCAAACCCCATCGGCAATATCAATCAATGTGAGCGGCTCGGACGCGGACGCCAAAACCGCCATTACCTGGGTTGACGTGGTGCGGACGGCAACCGTGTGTCGGGTTGGAATGGGTGGGGCATCACCGGCCAGCGCGGCCATCGCAAGGGCCACGGATTGCCTGGCATTTGCGAGATCGTCCAACGCATTAACGAGCAAATTGGCAATTTCGACGTTCGACATTTAAATCTCCAAAATTGGCGGACCCGGCAGGATTTGAACCTGCAACGCGCGAATTAGAATTTCGGTGCTCTATCCAATTGAGCTACGGGTCCGTGGTGGTGCGCCGGGCAGGATTCGAACCTACGGCCAAGCCGTTATGAGCGGCCCGCTCTACCGTTGAGCTACCGGCGCGAAAATATCAGCCGCCGCTCGTGCATCGCACTGTGGCGACCAGATCGCAATCCCGTCGCACCGCCTCAATCGTATCAGCGTCCTGGCCGTCCTGCACAATGCAAACGGTATCGCTGCCGTTGCCGTCTGCACGATAGACGAGATAGCCGGTTTCATTGCTGGCGAGGCTATGGACGGTCGCATAGGCGCGACCATGCTCGCCAATCACGGCCTCATCCAGCCACCGCGCGGCCAAGATCGGGCCGTCACTGCCGGACAACTCCGATTGAGTCATCGGGAATCCCTCACTGGTGGAAATCGGCACGCGCGGCATGTCCGCTGTATCGCCGAAAATGTAGCCAGAGCAATTGTCAATCAGGATGTAGCGCATTTTCATATCTCCTCAATGTGCGCTTGATTGCGCGATAGACCGCACTGGCGATCAGGACATCCCCCGCGCGAACGGGAGATGCGCCAAACCGTCAACGATTAGGCTTTGAGACGCGCCATTTCCTCCGCAAGCGCAAACAGCGCCTGGTTGAGACGCACATTCGCGTCAATCCCGTTGATTTCCCGCGTGGTGGTGCGACGCAATGCATTATTCGCATCGCGCCCCATAGCAGACAGTCCTCCGCGCAAGGCGTTCTCTTGGATGCGGTTAAATGTCGTCCAGAGATCAGACGAGGCATCCTCGCGACGGCGCGCACGGAGAAGCTGATCAGCCTGGATAGGCGTCTCAACAACGCCTTCGCTATCCGCAAATCGCACGGTATGAGCGGCATTTGCCAGCGCGCGGCTTTCGTCGTGCGATAGCTGGATTTGCTGCCACTCTTCGGCCTGCCCGATGGCGCGCATGCTGTCATCGATGACGGTAAATGTGCCATCGATCACGCGACCCACAACGTCCCCCTTGTGCGGGATGGAAAGCGACCCACGCGCGCCAGCCGGTGCCACCATGCCATTAAGGCAGACAAGCCGCATCAAGCCCGCGTCCAGCTTATAGGCTGACGTGCCATCATGCGCGTTGCGCAACACCACCTCGGCAAACGTCATCCCCAGCACGCGCACGCCGGTATCGTCCGCGCGGCGCAGCCGGATCATGTGTTTTGTAAACTCGGCTTTGCCGGGGATGCGCGAACGTCCCTGAGAGACGCGCGTTACCTCAAAACCCTCGCGACGCAGCCCAGCGAGAACGTCCATCGTCGGGATATACGCGAATTTCTGCGAGCGGCTTTCGTGCGCGGTTTCCGCAAACACTGAGGGCGCGAAGTGGCGGATTTGCTCGTCCGTGAGGAACTGCGAGCCGTTGTTGATACGCGGGGAAATACGAGAGATGAACGACATTTTAGCCTCCGTTGTGTTACCGATCCAAACGCTCGCCAAACCTCCCGCAATACGGGAGGAAGGGCCAGAGTTAGACAGCCTCGCGAGCACCTGCAAAACGAACGATCCCGTTCAATTGCGCGCGAATTGCGTTTAGCGATCCGACATTCGCCCAAGTCACATCATCGGGCGCTATGTTGAAATGATCGTCACATAGCGCGGAAAGCTCTTTCAGCATCTCCGCAATATCCGTGTTGTGCGCGATGAATGCAGCCAAGGCGCGGTTATTATTTGTCATGGATCAGCCCTCCTTACGGGGGGCTTTAACGCGCGCCATGAACTCACGATGTTCGCGAGCGTTCAAAACATCAATAATGCACGACGCCACCCACATGATGCCGAACAAAATTGCAGGGATTCCAATAACCGAAAAACAAACCAGCAATTCCATGATACCCGCATCCGTTAGCGTCGGATGATCCCGACAACACCGTTATGTCATCGGGGAACGGAAACCACAAGACGGAAAACATGCCAAACTGGAAAAATCTTACGGAAAAGATTACACGCGACGGATCATTAGGAGGATGAGGGATGGGAGCGCCAGGACCGGCTCGCTGCTACGATGCCTTTGAGATCGACGGGCAGCGATACACATGGGCAGGCGATTACGCGCACACACGGCGCGATAACAAAATTAGCATCATGGCGTCATGGCAAACGGATTGCCGGACGTGTGGGCAACCATTCCTTCTGCACCACCCGCAACGGCCCGCTCCGACCTATCCAGTGCGCAACTGCCCGCGATGCGTGATCAATAACCGCGCCGAGAAGGCTGCAACAGCACTTAACCCAGCAACCCCCAGCCAAACCAAACAGCCCGCCCAGCACCCCGCAAAAGAGGCGAGAGAGGCATACCGCACGCAACCCACGGATCAAACATCCCGCGTTACGGAACAAGAGCAATCCCCCCCCATAAACACTCCCCACAACCAGCACACTCTCAACACCACCACCACCATCACCACGCGCAACAACGCAAACGCAACAGCGAACGGGCAGGGTGAACCACGCACGGCGCTTTCGTCGCACCAAACGCCGATCAACACCGCCTCGCAACCCAGCCCGGTTCAGCCACCAAACCCGGCAGCAACATCGCGTCGAGTGTTCACTGATCGATGATATGCGCGAAAACTGGTCGCAATATCAACACGTTATCACAACACCACACGACCGTTTGGGCATTGCACGGAACGCCGGGGAGGGCGGGGAGGGGCCGTCCGGGCCGGTCTGAGCCGCATCTGCACAGCCGCGCACGCGCACATCGCGATGGGACGCCAGTTATGCGAGGGCGGGGGCGCACGTCCGTTTTTCCCCCAGAAAAAATCGCAATCAGACGGAAAGGTTGTGGGTTATGGGGTGGGTTAGATATGGAAAGTGTTGTTTATGATTGACAGAATGTTGTTTCCGCCGTAGCGAGTATCCGCTTTCGTAAACTATGGTAGCGAATACGCTATCAATGAGTTGTCAAAAAGGTTGTTTTTATGAAGGGTTCGCGGGTTCGGAAGATTATGGATGACATGTCTATGACGGCTTCGGGGTTTGCGGAGAAGTTGGGTTACACGCGCCAGGGTGTTGTTCAGTGGCGGACTGGTCGGAACCGCGTTCCTGATGATGTGAGTTTGTGGTTGGTTGCGTTGGAGGTTTGGCTTGCTGCGCATCCTTATCCGGTTCGTCGGGTTCGCGAGGATGCGGTGGCTGATGTGAAGCCTGCGCCGATTGATTTTGACGATGATTTGTGAGGGAGAAGATTGGTGCGCGTGAAGGTTCTGATCATGGGCTTGAGCGGGACCGGCAAGACGACGCTTGCGGATAGCGCGGCCAAGGAGTTGCGCAAGCTGGGCGTGAAAGTAACGCGGGTGAACGGGGATAAGGTTCGCGCGGAGACGGGAAATAAGGATTTCACGCGCGAGGGCCGGTTGCGCCAAGCGAGCGATATGGCGGCGCGGTGTGACGTGGATGGTGTGGTAATTGCGGACTTCATTTGCCCGACTTGGGAGACGATGGCGGTATTTGAGGCGTCGCGTCCGTGCGATTTGATTGTGTGGATGGATACGCGCTCGTCATCTGGGTATGCGGACACGGACGCGATGTTCCAGTATCCGAAGGTTTACGATGCGCAGGTGATGTGGTTCTACGATAAGTTGGTGCCGGATTTGGTTGAGAGGATCACAATTCTTGTGGGACGATAAGAATCCGACGGTTCAGATGATGGGGCGTTTTCAGCCTTGGCATGACGGCCACATGGCGTTGTTCCGGCGTGCGGTTGAAAAAACTGGTCAGGTTTGCGTGATGGTTCGCGATTGCGACGGCGACAACAATCCATTTCCGACGACGGTTGTGGTTGATACGATCCATCGCGCGCTTGCAGATTATGTTGGTCGGTATCGGGTTGTTGTGGTTCCGAACATTGTTGATATCACATATGGCCGCGACGTGGGTTACACGATGACGCGGGAGCATTTAGGGGCGGAACTAGAGGCGATATCCGCCACCGCGATACGCCGCAAGATGTGCGAATAGACGGAAAACATATTGACGGAAATCATGTGACGTAGGATTATTGAGCCTCGTTAGGGAGGTTCCGATGATTGCATATTTCCGCGTGTCCACTAGTTCTCAGGGCCGTAGCGGTTTGGGGATTGAAGCCCAACGCGCCGCCGTGGATCGGTTTGCAGAGGCGCAAGGCGCGGAGATTTTCGCGGAGTATGTTGAGGTTGAGACGGGCAAGGGTTCGGATGCTTTGGACCGCCGCCCGCAACTCGCCGCCGCTCTTGCCCATGCGCGCCGTGCGAAGTGTTCTGTTGTGGTGGCGAAGCTGGATCGGCTTTCGCGTGATGTGCATTTCATTTCCGGGTTGATGGCGCATCGTGTTCCGTTTGTGGTTGCGGAGTTGGGGCCGGATGCCGATCCGTTCATGCTGCACATTTATGCGGCGCTTGCGGAAAAAGAGCGCGCGTTGATTTCGGATCGGACGAAGCAAGCTCTTGCACAACGGCGTGCGCAGGGCGTGTTGCTCGGGAACCGGGCCAATCTTGCGGACGCTGGCAAGGTGGGTGCGGCGGCGAACCAGAACGCAGCGAGGGCGTTTGCATCCAACGTCATCCCAATTGTGCGGCAAATCGAAGCCAGTGGCGTGAGTGGGTATCACGGTATTGCGTCGGCTTTGAATGCGCGCGGCGTGAAAAGTTCTCGGGGAGGCGAGTGGCACGCAACAACGGTTCGCAATTTGATGATCCGTAACTATGGCGCTGTTTGACGGAAAGGGTTAGAAACGGAAACCACTTACAAGGAGTTTCGGAATGTTTACGTGGCAACCTCCCGGCGATCCGAACGGTATCGTTGATAACAAAACCCTCACAGAAGCGGTGCAGGCTCTTCATGCGTTTGTTCTCGCTTCTACCGGCCAGACGCCAATCCAGCCTCAGACTGTCCATACTGAGACTACCATTGCCGGTCAGCCTGTTGATGTGGCTGTTACAGTCGGATCGACAGTTAATGGCTGATATCCAGATGGATAAGTTTTGGCAGGATCGCGGGCTTTTGCCGGGTGCCGAAACGCCGGACCAGACGCCCGAGCCAGAACCAGAACCAGAACTGAATTACGCCGCGCGCACTGAGGCTTTGCGCGCGGCTATTCAGTTCTGCCAGGACGATCCGAGTGTCCAATCGGCGCAAGTTGTGGAATCCGCAACCGCGTTCTTTGCGTTTTTGACTGGAAAATCTTGATGGATGACGGCGTTCCGGTTTCAAGAAATCAAGCCATTAAGGAAGGTCTTGCTCGCGCTCGGGAGAAAGGGAAGCGAGTAGGCCGTCCGCCGTCTGCGAAAGAGGCAGAGATCGAGCGTCTGTTGCGCGAAGGGTGGACGAATGAACGTGTGCGGATTGAAACCAAATCGGGCACCGAGATCGTTCGTCGTGTGAAAAAACGTATCATGGGGAGATGCTAATGTTTTCGTTGTTGGTGATGATTACCGGGCAAGCGCCGTTTAATTTGAACTTTCGCACCGAGGCGGCTGCGTTGAAGGCCAATGAGACACTGCATGAGGATCGCAGTTTTGCGATGCGCAAGATCGAGGATCATTACGGCCAGACGTTGTATTTCATTCCGGGCGGTTTGGTCGGCACGATGGTTCAAAATGTGGAACTTGTGATGAAGTCACAGATGGACCTCGCCAAATTGCAGAACGATGTTCAACGCAAGTCCATGGGTTCGCTGGCTATGCCGCAAGGCGGGATTATCAATCTTGGTCCGCGCAACTGACGCTGGACGATATTCTGTTTGGTGATTTGCCTGATTGGTTTGATCGCGGCATGGATTTGATGAAAGATACTGGCGTGACGCCTTTGGTTGAAAAACTTATCGAACGGCTTCACGCATTAGACGAGATCGGCGGGCAAGCCGTGATTGCGGAAATGGAAGCCGCAGAAGAACCCGCATGGATGATTGCGCAGATGCGGGGCCGGGTGGCGCTGATGACGCGCGATTGGGTATCGGCGCACGATCATTTCCATATGGCGGTGCATCTCAATCCCGACGATTGGGATTCGTGGATATGTCTCGCGTCGGCTTGCTACGAAATGGGGTTGTTTGAACAATCCATTTTGCACGCGCGGGAAGCCGCTGTGCGGTATCCCGAGCACGGCAGGGCATGGTTGAAGCTGGGGGCCGCACACGCGCTCCTACAACACCATGCGGAGGCGTTGGCGTGCTTTGAGCGGGCGCTGTTCTTATCGCCCAACGACGCGGAAACGCATCACAGCATTGGGGCCATGTTCTCGTCTATGGCGCTTCCCGAGTTGGCACTGCGTCATTTCCGCGCCGCGCAACAGATTGAGGGCGTTTACGTTCAATCGGCATGTGGTGAAGCCGCTGAATTGCTTCGCATGGGGGAATGGCTTGAAGGGTGGGAGAAATTCGAGGATCGGTTCCGCCTGCCCGCGTTTGCGTTGCCGTGGTGGTTCACCGGCCAGCCGCCTTATACGGGCGATCTGGACGGCTTGCGCGGCAAGCGAGTGCTATTGTGGGCCGAACAAGGCTATGGCGATAGCCTGCAATTCTCGCGGTATATCCCGAAAGTTATGGAAGTGGCGTCACACGTCACGATTGAGACGCATCAACCGCTTGAACGCCTATTCAAATCGTTTGGTTGCGAAGTGACGGTGCATCGGCGTGACGCGCCTCCTGATGTGGATGTGACGGTATCTCTCATGTCGTTGCCTCGGCTGTTCGGCACCACGCCAGAGAATTGCCCGCCGCCTTCTGTGTTTGATGTGGAACCTAAACCGCAACGCGCGAAGATTGGCGTGTGTTGGGCGGGTGGTGCGCGGCCAGATGAGCCTCTTGCGAACGCTATCGACAACCGCCGATCCATCGGACCGGATCGGATCATCCCGGTTATTGAAGCGTTAGGCGCGGGAAATTGGATATCGTTGCAGCAAGAAGATTTGCCGAAAGGCGACTGGCAAGATACGGCCAACATCGTTGCAGGGCTTGATCTGGTGATCACAGTAGATACCGCTATGGCTCACTTGGCGGCGTCGTTGGGCGTTTCGACGTGGCTTATGTGCCGGTTTGATACGTGCTGGCGCTGGGGCCAATACGCCGAGCATACGGTTTGGTATCCGTCCATGCGGATATTCCGGCAACGGTTCCTCGGAGATTGGGGCGGCGTTGTAAAGCAAGTCATCGCGGCAATAGGAGAGCGCCATGCGGCGGCGTCGGCAGGTACGGGGATTTGATCCCGTCCGGGATTGGGATGGCCGTGTGACGGCTCCTAATCACACGCTGATCACGGCTGAACAGATGCAGTGGAACGCGCAGAACAATCTGCGCATGATGGAACAGATACCGCGCATCGCAAAAGAGGACGCGGAAGCCAACGCAACGCCTATTGGCGGCATGCAGTTTAGACGGAGAGATTGATGGACGACGCAAGCGATAACATTGCGATGTTGCCAGGGGCAACCATTTCTGATCGCTTGATGAAGCCAAGTCCCGAAGTGATGGAAATGGCGGAAAATTTCCTTGATCGTGTAAAATCTGGTGAAACGACTGGGTTTGCGATTGTCGAAATTCGATATGATCTACTTGGTATCCGAACAACTTGGCACGCGACAAACAACACCATGCTGATGGGGGCAACATCTCGCATGCTGCATGAAATGAATGTATCAGCCTATGATGGCGCTTCGTGATATTCGAACCCGGCTATTATTGGGCGCGCGGAGATGACGGAACACATTTCGTTGTGCTTTTGGAAGATGGGGAATGGTATTGTTGCGGCGTGGAAAATCCGATCAATTCCAATTTTGATGAGCGACAAATTATTGTCCGCATCCAACCGTTGATGAACTGAGGTCCATATGGCTAAGCATCCCAAGTGGTTTCCGCTTTTCAAGAAATACCTTGGGGCGTTGCGCATTCAATCTAAGCACGCGGTGTCTGATGCCACAGGCGAAGGCACTAAGTTGAAACTATGGACTTCGCAACAACGAGTGCTTGACGGAATTGCCGAGGGTTTAGAAAACGGGATTCACACGTTTTACATTTTGAAAAGCCGACAGCTAGGCGTGACTACCATCACGATGGCGCTTACAATCTTTTGGTTGGCTCTAAACCCTGGAGTGATTGGTGTATTTGTTTCGGATAATGATGATAACTCGGTAAAGAACCGAGTTACGATCCGAACATACATTAAATCCCTTTCCCCTTTTATGGGCAAAAGTTTTGCAGTCGTAACTGACAACAAACAAGGGTTTACGTTTTCTAACGGCTCTCGTTTGGATATGCGCGTTGCAGGAAAATCAAAAGAGAATTGGGGTGAAGGTGAAGGCTACTTGCTTGGCCATCTCACTGAATTATCAAAATTTGGTAAAGCGCAAGGCGTGGCAAACTTTCGTCACGCAATGGCACCTGAAAACCCGCGCGCTCTTTACATCATGGAGAGCACAGCGAACGGTCCCAACCACTGGAAAGAAATATGGGATGGTGCTCGCGCCGATCCTTATTTCTCGAAAGCCATTTTTGTTGGATGGTGGGCAAACGAAACAAATCGTATCAAAATGACTGACAAACGGTTTCGCGTGTTTGGAACTGCTGGTTTAACACCAGAAGAAAACGAAAAAGTTAAGAAAGTCAAAGATTTATACCATTTTGAAATTACGATGGAGCAAATCGCTTGGTATCGCGCCGAACAAACAAAGCCAGCTTCCAATGAAGATGATATGGGGCAGAATCAACCTTGGACGGAAGAGGAAGCGTTCATCACCACAGGCTCATCGTTCTTTCAGCCACGCCGGTTGATGGAAGCACGAGAGCGCATCACATCCGCACCAGAGGCGCTGGTTGACGAAGGCGGATATGGATATTGGGGTTACACTTTTCACCTTGATGACGAGTATTATATGTCAAAGGTTGAAGAGGTGACGGACGGAGCGCATCACGATTTAATCAAATTGCGTGTGTGGGAAAAACCTCACAAAGATGGTTTTTACGTTATTGGAGTCGATGTGGCTGGCGGTCGCAGCGAAGATAGTAATTTACACAGTGCATCGGTCTGGCGCGTGTATGCAGACAAGATGGTGCAAGTTGCGGAATGGGCCGATAGCATCCCCGAGACGCGGCACTGCGCATGGGTGACGGCTTATCTTGCAGGCCAATATGCAAATTGCCAGATCAATATCGACATGACTGGCGGGATTGGTATCGCCGTTATGCAAGCGTTTGAAGATTTACGATCCCGTATGCGCTCGGATATGTATGGCGACAAAATGAAAGCGGCTATTGCTTTGGCGAGAATTGAGCGTGACGCCAAACGCGAAGCCGAAGGACTGCCGCCGTTGCGGGATTTACCTACGAACGGATTTGGCGGCAATTTTGCTTTTGACGATTTTTTATCGTCAGCTAATTGGTATTTGTATCGCCGTGTGGACAGCCCAGGGCCGGGGTTCATGTATAACACTGTGATGAGCTACAAGCTCAAATTCCACATGATGAACGCTCTGCGCGATAGCTGGGTCACGAACTTGCTGGAAATCCGGTCAGTTCCGTTGCTAGACGAAATGGCAACGGTTGTGCAGACAAGATCAGACATTGGGGCGTCCGCCCCTGGACGCGAACGTGATGATCGGACGTTTGCAATGGCTCTGGCAAACATGACTTGGATTGAGAACCTTCGCGGCGGGTTAATTGCTCAGGGCGTGACGTGGGAGGGCAGCAAAGCCAAGGAGGCGGGTTCTATCTCGCCCGTGGCGGAAACCCTCAATCGTCGGATATACAGCATCCTACGGGCCGCAGATGAGGATCGGGATGCACCGCCGCCGTTGACGTTCTTTGAGCAAAGGGGATTTTCTTAATGCCGATTGAGAAGTGCTTTACGAAAGACGTTATGCCTTCATGGCTTGTAGAGGTCGGCACGCGGTATCTAGCCAACGCCACGCATCGACTTTGCTTTTTGCAATTGGCGGGGGAAACGGAAATCTTATACGTTGTGAGCGATCAGCCTTTGCCCGAAACGGTGGACGCTGCGATTGCGATGGTTGAGGCATGGAGGATTGCAGATGAAATCGACCGAGACGAAAGAAGCGGTAAAGGCTCCCGTAGAAACCGCAAAGCCCAAATCTGATGGCCGTCCGTGGCAGTTGATTGACGACGATACGCCTCGCGACAATACCCTGCTTGAAGTGAAAGCCGATCCTGACGATGACGCAGAAGCGATCAGTCATGTGGTGTGGCGTATCACGCGCCGCCGTGACGCCGAAAACCGCCGATGGGAAGTTGTTGGGTTTTGGGCCAACGCTTTGACGCGAGAAGAACTCACGTTTGAGCCGATGGTGTGGCGGTTGCCAGAAGGTTTTCTCTATCCGGGCATGGTGATGCGATGAGCGAAGAACGGTATCAACATCGCTTTCGTTGCTGCGTCTGTGCGACGCAGTTCACGCGCACGCGCAATTCGGCGGAATGGATCGGACCGCGCCCTAACTGCCCGAAGAAATGCGAAGGCCGGGTGAAGGACAGCTACGTTCCTGATGTGGAGCGGACGGAAGTTCAAGCTCCGGCTATCGTCGGCTCGATCAGCGCCAAGGCGTTCGATACGGCAATGGAAATGACGATGCAGGATCAGGGGATGACAAACATCAACGATTCGTATCGGCAAGGGGAACCGACTGCACCGAAATTGCGGCCAGATTTACAGGCCAAAGCGGATTCGTTCTTCGCTGGGCCGCAACGCAAGCCAGCCAACCGTGGGCGCGTGGATATGTCTCCCATATTTGGCGAGCGAGCGACGCAAGCGCAAAGCGGTATGCCGCCTGCCAAATCGTTTGACGCGCACATGCCCACGTCCATTGCGCCGATTATGGAAGCTGCAAAAAACCAATCTTCTGCCGTTCCGAACTACCGCGTCGTGGCGGAAGGATAACAACGGATTATAGACCGCGCCTCGCGTTGCGTGTTAACTGCACTGCATGAAAATACCATCGCGAGGCCGCGCCCGCTGGGCATCTGAAATCATCGGGGCTTGCACAGCCTCGCGCGCCATCCGCGTTCAGCGTGGTTCGGCATATCGCAATCTGTTCCTGACAGGTGATGAAAACGGCGTCCCGCAAACATTTCTGCGCACGCAAGATTTCATTCGCGACGTGCAAGCGTTCCTTTACTCGCCTTCTGACTTGCGGTTTTCTGTGGACTATTTTGGGCAAGTTTCGCCTGTCGAACGCGCCAAAGGCCACGCTGCCGCCGCTGGTTTGTATCAGCACATTTGCGCGGGCGATGTGGACGATGCGATATCAGACGCCGTGCTTTGGTCTTTGATCAAAGGCAAAACGATTGAGCAGATTGTGTGGTCGCGGGGCGGTTTTGAACCATATCTGGTCCAGCCCGAGAGCTTTGGCGTGTTCAACGAAAGCATCGCTTCTCTGGAACGCCAAGAAGCATTTGTTCACACCACGTTCCCTACGCGGTCGCGGTTTAAGCAAATCATCTCGGGACTGCCCGAGGCGCGGCAAGAAGCGTTGATGCGCGCAGCCACAAACATGCAAACCAAAACCGAGGGCGGTCCTGACAGCAACTCGATGCTGAAACAAATCCTCGTTGGAGGGCTGTATCCCTACACGACGAGCGGCACCAGCCCGTCAACCAACGCAGGCCGCGTGATGCACCTTTTTGCACCGCAGGCACAGATTGAAACATCTGTGCAGGATCAAATGGTGCCTATGGATGAATTGTGGGTGTGGAACGACGAGCAAGACGATTGGGCGACTATCACAATGATAGGCGATGAGATCGTGTTTGGCGGCGAAATCCTATTCAACGCTTTTGCGGAACCGATGGCAAAACGCGATGCGTATGGCCGCGTGGTGTCAGATGATTCCAACCCGTTGCGCGGCCAGCATGGGTTTACCGAGTTTTGCGCCATGCCGTTGCCCGATAACTTTTGGGGCATTTCGTTCATTTCGTTGGTGGCGCTTTTGCAACGTGCGCTCAATGAGCGGATCGACGGTATCAACAAGATGCTCCGCAAGCAGGAAGATCCGCCACGGTTCGCGACGGGTTCAACATCCGTCAATCAGAACGCTTATGCGAAGTTGAACAAGCCCGGGGGTTTTTTCACAGACGGATCGCCCAATGCCAAAATGCAAGACATTGTGTCGCAAATCCCGCCCGATATCTGGCGGTCTTTTCAAGAACTCAACAGCATGTTTGACGTGATCGGCGGCATGCCTGCGATCATGCGAGGCGAGGGCGAAGGGTCTGTGCGGTCGCAAGGGCAGTCTGACACGCTTCTCCGCACGGGTTCGGCGCGGCACAAGGATGCGTCTCTGAAAATCGAACGATCCGTGGAGCGCATCGGCGGGCTTTGCTTCTCCATGCTGCGCGCCAAATGCCCGGATCAACTTATTGCGTGGGTGCCGCCAGGAACGAAAAGCGTTCAACTCGACACGGAATTAGACCCCACGTTGGAACCGCCCGCGCCGGGAATGCTGCCGGTCACATTCAACTATGCGGACGTATCACCCAAAGCCAAAATCGAAATCGACAGTCACTCGTCCTCGCCCGCGTTCCGGCACGAAAGCCGAGAACTGGCGTTTGCGCTTGCGAAAGCTGGGGCTATTGACGGCAAGCGGCTTATCGAAATGGTGCATCCGCCGATGGAAGATGCTCTTGTAGAGGATTTGGAGCGCAAGGATATCGCGCAACAGGCGCTTATCGCCCAACACCCAGAACTGCTGACCGGCAAAAAGAGCCACCATTGATGTTTAAAGTCCATTACACTGCTACCGATGGTCCGTTTGTGACGCACATCGAAGTGGTATGGCATCGGCTATGCCAAGCGTGGGCATTCGTTCGGTCGTGCCGGGAAATGCCGGGTTATTCCAATGTGCATATTTTGCACATTCCTTAACATGTTCCCTGTAACCTGTAAGGATTGCTTACAAGTTGCCAAAAAAAACCCGACCACTAGGGCCGGGCAAGTTTGGGAGGAAACGTCCAAGAATGCCGTGGGTCCAACGCGCGCATCGTCCACGGCAACGATGACTGACCGGCTCGATTTGATCCGACCGCGCGCCTACCACTTCATTCTGCACATAGACGGAAAGGTTGCAAGAGGGTTTCCGTTCGCGTTCTTTCTTTTCCGTGCGTGATTGCAGAAAGGAACAAAGGCTTTTTGGTGAGGGTTAGGAGGCAGACATACTTTCCCTTGCGAGAAAATATGCCACGCGGCGGCTTTTTGGAGCCGGGCCTTTCGTTCTGACATCCTCATTTGAGATTTAGGCGGGAAGGGTCACTCGGTTCCCCGCGCGGCACGAAGCCGACTATTTCAGACTTTGCTCTTGCGAGCATGACGGCACGGCATTGAACGGACCAATGAGGCGATCCGGTTCGCCGCTGGATGTTGTGGTTTAGTCACAGCGCATCCCCAACAGTTTTACCTTGTCTGTCTAACAAGTCGCTTGGTTAGCGGCGGTTGCGAGGGCGTCACGCCGGATCGGGCCGGTGGCTGTTTCGCAGTAAGATGATGCCGTCCAAACAAATCACGGACGGCAGCGACATCGGGGCTTTCACCAAACGGAAAACCTGCATATTATGCAAGCAATGCTGGTGTAACCCATAGAAAAGATTGAGCACTGGTGGCTCTCTTTCCTGCGATGCCACGGTTGCATCCCGTGAGTATCGCCAGCAGAATAACCCTCCATTTCAAAAACAGTCAAACCATTTCCGCGCAACATTTCCGTCTATTTGCAAGCGAAAACAACAACCTGTTGCGCAATCCTGATAATCTGGTTTAGGTTGCGCGTGTCGTTGCACTTCGCAGCGATCCAGGTGGAAGGTTTCCCTGGAACTTGAAAGGACATCCAAATGATTCGTTTTCGCAAGGGCCGCAAGCATTCCCGCAAGTGAATGCTTCTCCCCACGCTCTTAATTGGGCGTGGGGAGCCTTTCTCAAAAGGATTTAACATGGAACCGATGGCTATGCCTCCCGGTGTTCCGGGTGGGGGATTACCGCAGGGGATGCAGGCACCGCCGCAGGGTGGGATGCCTCCGAGCCTTGGCGCGCCTCCTGCTAATGTTGGTCCGCACACGATTCCGCAGCACAACCCTGGCAACATTTTGCAAGCGATGCAGAAGTTGGCCGCTGCGAACCAGATGATCAATGACGCGATCCCGCAGGTTCCGATGGGAACGCCGCTTCATACCAAGATTATGAAGATTTCGATGGAACTCACAAAAGAGTTGGGTTCCGCAACGGAACAGATGAAGCAGCAAATTCCTGCGCTTCTCCAGCAACTTCAAGCGGCGAAGGCACAAGGCCAGATGGGCATGTTGCAGACAGCCGCGCCTCCCGCGCCTAACTCGCCCCCCGCCATGCCCGCCCCGCAGCAAGCCGCATAAGGATTTTGATCATGTCTGAAACCCGCAACAATCCCCCAGGCCCGTTTGCTCCTTACGTTTCCAGCGTGACGGAAAACGATCCGCTGATGAAGCGCGTTCCGTTCAAGCAGATGGACATTGGCGCAAACTCCGCTTCGATGCCGAACGGCATGCTGGATCGCCCGCCCGGTATTGATCATGTCGGTTCGACCGTGCGGAAGGGCCGTTAATCCATGTCGGGAAATCAGGAAGAATACATCCAGATCCCGCGCCAACAGGCGGAATTGCACGCTCGTTCGGCGGCTCTGTTGGATAAGTTGCTCGGTGATCCGCGCGTTGCTCCGCAGGCCGAAGAACTGATCGCTAAGGTAAACCCGGATGCGAAGTTTCCGGGGCGTGACATGCGCGATGCGATGCTCACGCCGGTTAAGGCTCAGTTGGATCAAGAACGTGCTGCTCGCGAGGCTCTTGAGGCCCGTTTGAATGCTCGTGATGCTGCCGACGCCGCTGCGAAGCAGACGCAAGCCGAACAGGACTTGATGAACCGTCTCAACTCGGTGAAGTCCAAGCGCGGCTTTTCCGACGATGTGATGAACCGCGTTATGGATCGCATGCGCGAACAGAACAATCCCGATGTGGACGCCGCCGCCGCTTACGTGGCCGAAAGCATTCCGAAGCCGTCTGCCGTCGCTGGCCTCGATTACCTTGGCGGCAATGTCGACGTTTACGGGGCCGTGTCGGGCGATACGGCGTGGAAGGGTTTGCATGAGAACCCGAACGGATGGCTGACACAAGAGCTTCGCAATATTGCCCACGACCCCGAGTTCGCCCGCATGGGCAACGTCGCATAAGGAATCCATAGATGTCCGGCTCAACCCAATTCACCGGCCCAAGCAGCGGCGGGCTTGTTCCCGGCGGTTTGACCGGGCAGCAGCTTTCCTACATCACGCGGCGCGCGATCATTCCGACTGTGTTTGTTCAGGTGTATCAGGCGCATCCGCTGCTTTCGATGCTCCTCGCCAACACGCAGGCCGCAATGGGCGGCGTCGGTCAGATTACGTTCCCTGTGCAGGGTTCTTCGTTCACGTCCTTCCAATGGGGCGGTTTCGGCGGCGATTTCGCAATTCCGCAGGACCAGGTTGCGCTCAACAACGCGCAATTCAACCTCAAAGCGGGCATGGTTCCGATTGGGTTCTTCGGCTTTGAGAGCATCATTCAATCGTCGGAAGTGGTGATCCCCAAGCTTCGCGCCGTGACTTCGGATGCGGCTGTGGTGATGAAACAGTCTCTTGCCACGTCGCTCTACAGCTACAACACGCAGAACAACCTCGCGCTGGACAGCTTGGCGGCGGCATACGACAACGGCACCAACTTCTCGTCTTACGGTGGCATTGCGCGCAGCAACGCTTATTGGCAAGGCCAGTATTACCCGAACTCGGCAACCATCTGTAACCGCGTCGGCATCGCAGAAGCCATCGTGAAGGTTCAGACGGGCGCTGGTGGCGAAAGCCCTGATTTCATCGTGATGAACCCGGTTAACTGGGCGTCTCTGATGGCGGACTTCATGAGTTCCGAAATGTTCCAGACGACGCCGCGTTCCGTATATGGGCGCGATAGCGTTGTGAACGCCGGGTTCCGCGCCATCCGCGTGTTGGATGTGCCGATTTTCTCCGATCCGTTCTGCCCGGTGGGCGAGATGTATATGATCAATTCGCGATACCTCGCGATGTTCATGCACCCTTCGCTTCAGATGTATTTCACCGGCTTTGAAAGCATGATCCCGCAGGGTCAGCTTGCGTCTATCGGCGTGCTGGTTGCCGCACTGAATATGTGCTGCATGAAGCCTTCGTCTGGCGCTCACTTCACTGGACTGCAAAACCCTGGCTGGACTGGCACGGTGTCACCGGCTATCGCCTCTCAAACCGCCTTTAACGGCCAACCTCTGGTTTAAGGAACTGCAACAATGGCAAATCGTTTTGGTGGTGTCGGGGTTACGCTTCCTCTGAACCAGATCGGCACCAACGCTATCGCTCTCCAAGCTGGGGAAGCCTTCTATATTCCATCTGGCTTCTACAACATCCAGCGTGGGCCGTATTCCACGATCCAAGTGTTTGATCCCGTGATGAACGTGTGGTCGCCGCTTGGTTCCGACAGCACTGGCTGGATTCAAGTGGATTCGGACGGCAACAACTATCGCGTGGTAAACCAGTCTGGTTGTCCGGTAGCGGCGGTTCTTTCGGCGGCTGGCGCGGGTTATACGTCTGCTCCGACTGTGACGGCTTCGGCGGGTGGATCGTCTTGGACGGCCATCATGGGGCAGGTTGTCAGCACGGCAGTCACGATCCCCACGGGTGGTTCCAATTACACCTATCCACCGGCTGTGATTTTCTCGGCACCGCCCACTCCGGGCATTCCGGCGACGGGCTATGCGACGATCAGTGCGGGCGCGGTTACGGCTATTACCGTCACCAACCAAGGCGCGGGGTATCTGTCGGCTCCGTTCGTGACGTTGCTTAACGACCAGCGCGACACGACCGGCGCGAACGCCACGGCGGTTGCCACTCTGACGGGTTCCGGCACCGTTACCGGCCTCATCTGCACCAACCACGGCACGGCGATCACGTCTGGCACTGTGCCGTCTCTGACGTTCGCAGGAGGCGGCTACACGACCACGGCGGCTGGCACCATCATTATGAACTGGGCCGTCACGTCCTATGCCGTCACGGCTGGCGGTGCGGGCTATACCGGCGCGGTGCAGGTTTCAACTTTGGGCGCAGGCACTCCGACGATTGCTCCGGCCTACACCAACCCGAACTCGCAGGCGTCGTTCTTCCGGTCGCGTCCGGCCTCGATTTACGCGGCGCTTTCCGGTGGTGCTGTGACGGCAACGGGTCAGGTTGTGGTTGACGGCGGTGCTATCGGCGGCAGCGTGGCGCAGTCCAATTTGGGCGTGGTGATTGCTGGCGGCACGGCAACGACGGTTGCGACGCTCACTTTGGGTGTTGGCGGCGTGAGCGACTATCTGCGTATCCAAGCGGGCTAAAAAGGATGTTCGGGTGCAACTCTCACAGTATATCTATGAGTTTCGCAACCTAATCCGCGATCCGCAGGGCTTATTTGTCTCGGACTTCAACGCGACACAATACGTCAATGAGGCCAGAACGGCGACATCACTCCTCACGGATTGTTGTCGCCGTCTCATTGTGGGGAACGCGCCGTTCGGTGCGCAAGCCAATGTGGGATACGCGGTGCCGGGTGGTGCGCAACCAGGGGCGGATCAGAACCTCACGTTTGCCACCATCGCGGGGCAAGAACGATACCCGTATCATGGGTTCGCCAATCCGTATCTGAAAAGGCAATATGCGGGGATTCAAGGTATCCGCGACGTGATCTCTGTATCTGGATCATGGGGCGGGAGCGTGCGTCCTTCGCTGGATTGGATGCCTTTTGAGGATTTCCAAGCGTATTGCCGGTCCAATCAGATATTGGTGACGAACTATCCGTGCGTGTTTTCCGTCTATAATGACGGCGCGCAAGGCGAGGTCTTTCTATTCCCCGTTCCTCAAACTTCAAACGAGATGGAATGGGATGTATTTTGCCTTGTGGCACCGTTGAACACCAACGACGACTATGACGCGATCCCGGCTCCGTTTGACGCCACGGTGAAGTATTATGCGGCTGGTAGGGCGTTTGAGGCGTCTGGCCGATACGGCGCGGCTGCGTTAATGTTTGCGCAGTTTGAGGATCACAACGTGTTGCGTCGCGGTGCGGTAGATCGCGGAAAAGTCCCGCAAAGATATTGGAAAACCTAAGACATGTCGGGGCAACTCGCCAAACTATCGCAGGCCGAAGGTCAACGCTTAGGGCTTCCGAACGACTTTAAATCGTGGTCGCCTTTTCCGTTTGCGGGAATCAACCAACAGGACGCTCGCACCGCAATCGAAGATGGTGAGTTCTATTGGGTTGAGAATTTCTTGCTTACGGGGCGAGGAAGCTACCGCACTTTATGGGATAAAGGGTCCGCTCTTTACACCGCAAGCGGAAACACCATCGTCTATTTTCAGTGGTTCAACATCGGTGCAAGTTCATATTGTGCGTTGTTCTTCTCGGACGGCACGGCGGCGCAGGTAGCGTATCCGTCTGGCGCAGTGACGACGATCACAAGCACGACTGGCACGTTCTACAACGGCGGGCAGTTGCCGGTTGCGTGTCAAAGTGGTTCGCAATTCCTGTTGATCGGCAACAACCTCACGACGAATAGTTATTGGGTATGGGATGGATCGGTCCTGTATTCCGCAGGCTCGCTTGGGCCGTATCAGATTGGTGATTTAACCAGCGGCGGAAGCGGATACACGTCTGCACCCACGGTGTCTTTTGTCGGCGGATCAGGAAGCGGGGCGACGGGAACTGCTACGATTTCCAACGGTTCTGTGGTGTCGGTTCAACTCACAAATCCAGGCACGGGATATTCGCCTACCGATCAAGTGCAGATTGTGTTTACGGGAGGCGGATCGGATAACGGAGCGCAATTGACCGCAGTGCTCGCATCATCTGCTGTCACCTTTGCCGAAGTGATTTCGGGTGGTTCTGGCTACACAACCGCGCCATCGGTGGCGATTACGGGCGGCGGCGGGTCTGGTGCCACGGCAACAGCTACGGTATCAGGCGGCGTTGTGACTGGCATCTCGATCACGGCTGGCGGCTCGGGTTATACATCCACGCCAAGCATAGGTTTTTCGGGAGGCGGCGGAACTGGGGCTTCTGCAATTGCAGTTCTCAGTTCGGGTGCTGTGGCCTCTGTGACGGTGGTATCTGGTGGCAGTGGGTTCACCGGCACGCCAACGCTGACGTTTAGCGGCGGCGGCGGATCGGGCGCTACAGCTACAGCAACTCTCACATCAGGCGTTATCACGTCGGTCAGCGTCACGGCTGGGGGGGCAGGATATTCGACGGCCCCGGCTGTTGTTGTGGCAACCACGTTCAACAACGCGGCGGCTGGTTCCAACAACGTCATGCCGTTCGGCATTTCCGGCACATCTATTGAGACGTTTCTAAGCCGCGTGTGGATCAGCAACCCATGCCAAGTCGGCCCTGCGTCTAATGGTGGGGTGATCCAAAATAGCGCGCCGGGTTCGATTACGAATTTCTCTACATCGTCGGGCGGCAATTTATTCACCAATTCGGATCGGTTTCTACGCGCGCAATACGTCGCATTGCACCAATCGAATGGGTATTTATACCCTATGGGCGATTCGTCGGTTTCGGTGATTTCCAACGTCCAGACAACGGGCAGTTCCGCCACCACGACATTCAACTATCAGAATACGTCCTCGCAGATCGGCGTAGCGTGGCGCGATACCGTGCAGGATTATGGGCAGGCGGTGCTGTTCGGGAACGCCAACGGCGTGCAGGGGCTTTACGGCGGCGCTGTGCAGCGTGTGTCTAAGAAGGTAAACAACATTTTTGATAAGGTGGTTCTGCCCGCGTCGGGCGGCGTCACGCCATCGGCGGCGGTCGCAAACATCCATACCATTCCGGTCTATTTGATCCTGCTAACCGTTACCGATCCGTTCACGCAATCGCCGCGCACTGTGATGTTGGGTTGGGATGAACGGAATTTCTTGGTCGCATCGCAAAGTGTCTCATTGACGTTTATCGGAACGCAGGAAGTCAATTCTGCAATGACGGCGTGGGGAACGGATGGCACAAATCTCTATCCGTTGTTCGCATCGCCTTCTACGGCTATGACAAAAGCCTTGGTGACGAAGATGTTCAACGCGGAACGTCCTTACATCGTCAAGCAGCCTTTGGCAGTGTATCTCCGTGCGACGGATAAAACATCCGGTCAAACCGGCGTAGCGGCAACGGTCACGATGGAGAGCGCCGGAATTGCGCAACAGGTGGGGCAACCGTCTCAATTGCCGTCCACCAGCTACCCTAACACCGTGCAACCAAACTTCTATGCGCCAGACTACACCTATCCAGTATGGGGTGCGGAAACATCAACCGTGCCTGGAACGGCTCTAGGTGCTACAATCAGTTCGACTTCTGCTGATTTTGTGCTGGAAGATATCACCATCGCTTACACCGATATCCAAGCGATCTACTCGTAAAGGAAACCCCCTATGGCTCGCGATAAATTTGTGGACTTTCTCGCCAAGGGTGAAAATCCAGGCGGGTTTGTGGCGGTGACGCCGAACGGCAATTCGTCGGATCGTGGCGATGGTATCAATCACGATTGGCACTTTGGCAACAACATCAACGGTGATCGTTGGGCCATGCCGGTCAGCGAGCCTTCGTTTGATCAGCCAGAACCCAAACTGCGCAGCACGGCGCGAACCGGGAACCGAAACCGAAGCGGCGAATGATCCATGCTCGCAAATCTGCTTGTGGCACCACAGACGGAATTGCAATGGTCTAGGTGGTCTTTTGACCATCGGGACCAGCACAATCTAATCCGGCAAGCCATCCGTAACATTTACGGCGTGAACCTGACCGAATATCCGATTGATCCGATTGCGCTGGAAGATTTCTCGCAGTTTGCAAACTGGAATCAGCAAATGCACAACGATTTTAACGGCGTGCTCGGCCTTCAATCCAGCAACCTCCAACAAGTTGATATTCGGAATAAAGCCGAGTTGGAGGCGTGGATTTATCTGCATCGCCGCGAGCATGAGGCGGCGGCTTTCAAACTGGGGATATCATGACGCCTTTCGTTATTATTGGAACACCTAGATCGCGCACCGCATGGTTAGCGCGATTTTTGTCATATGGGGGCCGGACATGCTTGCACGAACCTTCTCTGCAATTTGACAAAGAAGCCAGTTTGTCCAATTTCCTATCTGATGACAGTGCATCGGCGGCTGATTGCATGATGAGTTTCATGGCGCGAGATATTCGAGTTTTGAGGCCGGATTGCGTGATTGTCTCTGTTCGGCGTCCATTGCCAGAGGTTCATGAAAGTTTCGCCAAACTCGGGATTGCAGTTCCAGAGTGGTATTTGAAATTGATGGATGATGACGCTGCTTCTGCCGATGTTGATTTGGCCGTATCGTTCAATGATCTCAACTCTGAGCATGTATGTCGCATGGTGTTTGAGACGTGCTTAAAACAACCGATGGATCGGGAATGGTGGTTGCACTTGAAAGATGAAAACATTCAGAGTGATGTGCAAGCAACCATGAGGACAATTGTTCGCGACAATGCCCGCCTTGGGGCGGTGTTTGGAAAATACTATGCCCTATGAAATGGAATGGGAAAGCGTAGAGCACATGCTCGCATCGGGCATGGATCAAAACACACGTATTCAATGGGAGGAAACCGGCTCACATCGCGACGTGGTTCCGATTGATGTTGATTGGGATAAATATGCCAGTCTGCAAAAAGCGGGCGTATTTCATCTGCTTTCGCTGCGGAAAGACGGAAAATTGATTGGGCATGCCGCATTTTTCATGGCACCGCACACAATGTATCGCACAACGATCCACGTTTTCTGCGATAGCATTTTCATTTTGCCCGGTTTTCGTGCTCGCGCGGTTCACATGATCCGAAAAGCCGAACGGTATTTTTCAGAAAAAATCGGGAAACCGTTTCGGATTATCTATTTTGCGCCGATTGACGGCAAATTACCCAAAGTGTTGGAGCATTTGGGATACCCAGCGGCAGAGTTTGTTCACACGAAACTTGTGGTGGTGTCATGACGCTTGATGAATTTGTTGATGATTGGCTTGACCGTTCGCCCATTCGCCCGCCTGCGGAGCCTTATGAGAAGGTGGCAGAGAATATTGGCGTGACGTTGTATCGCGACGATGAATTTCAGGTGCAGTTGTGGGCTTGCGCGCCGAACACCGAAATCTGTGATCATACGCATCCTGATGTGGACGGTATGGCCGTGCGCGTCGCCGGAGATATCCGGTTTCGGAAACATGGCAAACCAGTCAGCCATCGTGATATGAAGATTATGACATGGCGCGGAATGCGGACGCCTGCGGTTCATCTTGGGCCAAACGATTCTCACGGCGTCAGTATTGGTCCGTCCGGCGGATCGTTTCTGGCGATCACTCGGTGGTTGAACGGCGGACCTCAATCTGTGCATCTGAATTGGCAAGGTGATCCGTTGGATGAAACTCACGCCAAAGAACTTGAAAGGGTTGTGTGATGGGTATCGGCGCGGCCATAGCGGCAATTGGATCTGCAATCGCTGAAGTCGGGACAGCCGCAGCGGTTGGGCTTGGTGCTGCCGAGGGCGGTTCTTTGGCGCTCGGGGTTGGCACTGCATTGGAGGGCGGCGTTGCTGGTGCTGCGTTGGGCGCTGGTGAGGCGGCGATCACTGGCGGTGATATCGGCAAGGGCGCTCTTGCAGGCGGGCTGACAGGCGGCATAACGGGCGGTTTTGGTGGTGCTCTTGGTTCGAGCTTAGGTATCGGTTCAACTGCGGGGTTCGGGTTGGCAGGTGCAGCGGGCGGGGCGTTGGGTGCAGAAGCTTCCGGTGGCAACCCTTTGACGGGCGCTCTTACGGGTGCGGCGTCTGGCGCAATTGCGGGGGCCACGGCTGGAAGTGCGACGCCTGGAACGTCTGGCGGCGGCCCGGGTGTGGGTGCCGCTGCGTCGCAAGCCCCTATCGGTTCTGACATTTATACGCCAGGGGCAGGAACTGACACAGGCGCATCGGTATTGAACGCGGGTGCGTCGCCCAATCCGGTTGCCGCTTCATCCTCTGCACCGTCATCTGACATTGGGGCCGATCTAAGCGGCGCGTCGGCGGTTCAAGGTGCGACAAACGGGGTTGAATTGGCTCCGCTTCCGCCGGTTGCGCCGAATCTTGATGCGGCTGGCAATCCTGTTTTAAGCTCGGCAGGGCAACTCACATATCCATCGCAGGGTTTGGCATCGGCGGCGAATACAGCCGATGTTGTAAACGCAGCGGGTGGCATAGTCCCGAAAGAGAGTTTTCTAGCCGATCCATCGGCGGCAATCGGGCAGGCAACAGGGCAAACGCCAGCGGCAGGCACGCTTGGGTATCAGGTCAACCCGTCATTGGGTGTCGCTCCGGGCGGTTCTGGTCCTGGGGGTAGCTTTACCTACGGGCAGGGCGCGGCGGGGGCGACAAGTGGCAGCGGCGGCACATCGCCAAGCGCGGGGAACTCCCTAGTCAATTTTGCAAAAAACCCGTCTATCGGCACGTTAGGGTCCGCGTTGGGCAACAACGCAAACCTGTTGCTTCCTGCCGCCGTAGCTGGGTTGGATATTGCAAAAGGGAACCAAGCTCCCGCCGGTTTGGGCGCGATTGAGGCGCAAGCTGCAAGTTTCGCAAGCCAAGGCAAACAATTGCAATCGTATCTCGCAAGCGGCACGCTTCCGCCTGGGGTGCAAACGTCCATCAACCAAGCAACGGCGGCGGCGCAAGCGGCTATTCGCAGCCAGTATGCGTCACGCGGCATGTCTGGATCGTCTGCCGAGGCACAAGATTTGGCGAACGTGCAGAACACCGCAGTTTCACAAGGCGCGACGATTGCACAATCGTTGTTGAATACAGGCGTGAACGAAAGCAACCTATCGGCTTCGCTTTACGCACAGATCATGCAGCAATCCATCTCGCAAGATTCCGCGATGGCTTCGGCTCTCGCATCGTTGGCGGCTTCTACTGCCACGCCAACCCGCGTCACGCTCAACACCACATCGGGGTAACTCATGGCAGACGATACCCTCACGACAGACGACACGAAGCCAAAGGCAGACGCAAAGACCGTTGCGCCGAAAACCCCTATGGTTTCAGATTCATCTCCGCTGGCCGGTGCCGTTCGCGGCATTGAAGCCGATCCGATTATCAAAGCGGATCGGGCGCGAGTGACGGAAATGCAACAGAAAGTTGACGCTCCGGTGATGACAAAGCCACCGCCAGAGCCGACGCCTACCGATCCGTTGTTGGCGTTCGGCCAGCCTGCGATGTGGCTTGGTCTGTTCGGTTCTCTTGCGACACGCCAGCATCTAACCAGCGCGATCCAGTCAGCGGCGGCGGTTCAAAATTCAGTCAAGAACCAAGACGAGGACGCATACAAGCGCGCGTATGCGCAGTGGAAGTTAGACACTGAAAACGCGCAACGTATGTCCGAACGCGAACAGAAGTCGCTGCAAAACGCAGTGACGACGTTGAACACGGACACGCGATTGGCGGACGCTCAAATCCGCAACCATGTCGCGGAATACAAGAACGAGGTTGTTGATCAAATTTACCGCACGCAAGGATGGCAGGGCGTTAAGGACTATCTCAGAGCGCACGGCAAGCAATCGGAGGCGATGGCAGATGGCGCAAACGCACTGACCAAAAAAGCCGCTGAGAAAGAACTGTGGGATGCATGGCGGGAAGCGAACCCTGGTGCAGACGCTCGCACGCAAGCTGTAGCCAAACTTGCGATTGCGGAAGGGAAAGACCCTGACGCGGCAAAAGACGGCGGATTTACGCCAGAAATGTCTCAATTGATGGGCAAAATGGCGCAACTTGGCATTACGCTTCCGGCGGGCCTCCGGTCGAAAGGCCAACAAATTGCGGCATATCAAGGGGTGATTGATTCCACGCCGGGTATGAGCATGGCGGAACGCGCTCAAAAGATTAAGGACGGCCAAATTCAACTTGCAGCCGAACGCAAGGAAACGCAGACGGCGGCGGCGCAAGCAGGCCGTGTGTCTGTCGCTGTGAACGAATTGCGGACGATGGCACCGTTGGCACAAGCATCATCCGAAGCGGTGCCGCGCACTGCTTGGGTGCCTCTCACCAAACTGTTGCAGATGGGCGATGCGTCAATTTCCGATCCTGCGTTGAAGGATTTGAAGATCAAAACAAACGCCATCTTGAATGCTTACGATCAGTTGGCGGCGCGAGGCGGAACGGATTCGGCCAAGCGCGAATACGCTCACAGTTTGCTTACGACTGCCGAAAGTCCCGAATCCTATCGTGCTGCGTTGAAAGCGTTTGGTCAGGAAGCCGACGCCGCAAAACAAGCAGCCGAACAAGCCGAACGTGTGGATCGTGAAAACAAGGGCGGACAAAAAGACGGCCATGCGACCGCACTTCCGGGCGAACCAATATATACCGACAAAGACGGCAATCGTGCGGTGAATCGCGACGGTAAATGGGTTGAGGTGCAATAATGGCGTTCGATCCCGATAGCGCACGATTAATTGCCCCGGCGTCGGCAACACGATCCAAATTCGATCCCGATAGCGCAAAACTAATAGAGGCATCGCGTCCTCTCATTCCCGGCGATGACGGGTTCCGGCCCAAACTTGACGCGCAAGGGAAGGTGGCGGGGGCCGCGCCTGTTGATCCAACAAGACAGCGGAACGCCGAAGGGTTTGTGCAGCCAACGCCGGAAGAACGGCAATATGGTGATTTGACCGAGGGGCAAATTGCGGCGCTTCGGCAATCCCAAAAAGCCGACATGGCAACCCCATTTGCAACGCCTCTCGGTTCGACTCGTGGAAGCGTAATCCCGTGGATGACGAACGATAAAGGCCGTGGCACGCTGGCTATGCCAGAGATGATTGCGGCTCCGTTGCGCGGGGCCGTAAAAGGCGGTCAGGAAATTCTAGGGCAACGCCCTGTCAATGACCCAACCGCGCGTGGTGACATTCTGACGGCGGCTACTATGGGCATAAAGCCGTCTCCCGGGTTCTCTCCAGAGATGGCCGCGAAAGGCATGTCCATATCGGGCGAAACTCCGAAACAAAAAACGCCGAATTTCGGTGTGAAATCATCGGTTCCCGATCTGGTCAAAGAAGGGTTTGTGTTCTCGCCCGCAGATATTCCGAAACTTGGAGAAAAACCCGATCTTGCCACGCGGATGATGTCTGGCGAAGCGGGCAAAATCAAATTGTGGCAAACGGCATCGTCCAAAAACCAACTCCTTGTGAATGATTTGCAGGCCGAAGATATCGGATTGCCTCGCGGCACGTTCTTGAACAATGAAGCATTCGCCAAGGCTGAGGCCCCCGCTAAAGCAGTGTATGAACAGGTCCGCACCGCAGTTCCGGAAGTGACGTTTGACCAAGAATTTAAAGCGGACGTAGCCAAACTCTCGGCGGCTGATAAGAAGTTGGAGGGTCTGTTCCCGTCCACAAGCGCCAATCCGAAAATTGCGCAACTGCACGATGAATTGCTTGGGAAATTGAACAACCAGACGTTCAGCGGCGAACATGCGCCAACCGATTCCGTGATGAAATACATCGCGCAATTGCGGGCCGACGCCTCGACCAACCTCAAAGCAATTGGCAAGCCTGATCAGCACCGTCTTGGCCTTGCGCAGCGCCGTGCGGCAGACTTGGTGGAAAGCACGATGGAGCGGAGCATTGAGAATGCGCCATCCTATTGGACGTCCAAATGGAAAAGCGCGCGATCCGAATTGAACAACGCCCATAGCGAACTTGAATCCGCATCGTCAGAAATGACGAATGCCGCCAACGCAACGCGCCGCGCGGCTATGGATGCGCCTCGTCGCGAACAAGAGGCCGGTGCGGCTGCGGAGAAAACCACATACGCGCGATCGCACGGGAATCGCGAGAAAGCGGTTGAAGCCGAGCGCGTTGCAAACGAAGCGGAATTGCAAAAGCTCACCGAAGCCGAGCGCCAAGCCCAGCAACGGTTTCAATCCGCGTATCAAAAAGTCTCGGAACTTCAATCGCGGGTAACGTCTTACCGCGAAAATTTGGCACAAGCGTATCAGGAACGACCGTTCCGCCAAGGTCTGGCCGATCAATTCCGTGAGGCACGCGAGATGTTCGCCAAAATTTATGACGCGCGCGATCTTACAAATCCGACAACGGGAGACGTAAACTCTCAAGGTTATGCGAAAATGTTGGCGGCAGATAAACCGTTGTCTGGTAACGCAAAGAAAATTGCGGATGCATACAACACCGCGCCGAAATCCATGCAGAACCCAGCCCGGTTCGGGCATGCCGAAGATTACAGTGCAGTAGATTTCTTCGGTGCGGCGGCTGCTATTGGAGCGCATGAACCTGCGCTAGCGTTGGGAATTTTGCAGCGACCTTTGGTAAAAAACATGCTTCTTTCCAAAGGATATCAAGAACGGTTGACCGGAGTAAACGCGAGCAAACCTCTTGCTCCAACATATCCCGCATTCACGCCGCAAGCTGCGGTTGCACTTCCGTTCGCGAGCGGTGCAGCACATGGAATGGAAAACAAATGAAGGGCAAGCCATCCTCACTTATCAACAAGATGGATGCGTTCTTTGAGAGATTGCTTGAACAAACGTCTCCGAGTATGGTTGAAAGCGAAGGCCAGCCAGCCGAAGCCAAGCCTACCGTAGCTTTGTTGGACCAACTCAAGGTTTTTGAAGCTGGCACTCGTTGGATACACACTCGTAACCGATTGACGCCAGAGGATGACACAGATGAGTTCGGCAAGCTCCGCGACGGTTACAGTGGTTCACGAGGGCGTCGTCGCTCTCCCGCGTCGGGTTAAGTCGGAACCCGAACAACCGTCTGTCCAAATGGACAAACCGCTTCCGCCACCGAAGGTGGATCAAGCGTTCATCGGGACTTTGAGCGCGATTGCAGCGGTTCTTGCGTCGCGATTTTTGTTGTTGCTTTCGGTGATCGGCGCTTTTGTGCTCGCCGTGCGGGTTTCCGATACCGCTGGGCTTTACGTGATGATCGCGTATTGCATTTTCACTGTTATTCCGTTGGTCACGTTGGACATTTTCACGCGGTTGCGGGGAGCACAATAACCCGTGGCAGTTCCGTCTAACGCCACCTATTCCAACGGATCGGGCGTAGTTTCTGGAGATCAGTTAGATACGTTTGTGCAAGGCGGGATGCTGGTTGCAAATCTGCGCGTGTTCACCGGATTGTCGAATATGACGGTGGTTACGCTCGGGACCAGCACGGCTGGCGATGGCGGCGGTGGTGAGTTTTTTTGGAACTCTACCAGCACGGCCACGGATGACGGAGTGACGGTAATTCGGCCCTATGGCTTGACGGTGGGGGCTTGGCTCCGTGTGCCGCAACAGATCAGCGGCGGTTACATTTCCAACGTCGCGATTACAGGTTCATCGTTTGGCTCTGGCACGATTAGCAATACCGCGATCTCAAACGGGACTGTTGCTAATGCCGCGATCTCGGGCGGGACAATTGCAAACGCAACCATCTCCAATGTTACCTATGCTGGCAATTTGTCAGTTGCAGGAACTGTTGCGATGGGCAGCAGCTTTCTGCGCAACAAACTGATCAACGGGGGGATGGCTGTAGATCAACGCAACGCGGGGGCGTCGCAGACGATCACGGCTGGCGCTGCTTTGGCCTACACCGTAGATCGTTGGTATGGCTACTGCACGGGCGCGAACGTCACAGGGCAACGGGTGTCGGCCAGCGCGCCAAACCAATACGTTTACCAAATCACAGGCGCGACGGGGAATACCGCAGTCGGGTTTGGGCAGAGGATCGAAACTGCCAACTCATATGATTTGGCCGGAACCACATCCACGTTATCGGTCGCGTTGGCCGCGTCGTCTATCACGACTGTCAATTGGACGGCTTCGTATGCCAATTCGACAGACACGTTCGGCACGCTCGCAAGCCCCACGGTTACGCAAATTGCGACCGGAACCTTCACCGTATCTTCCGCGCTCACGACCTACAACAAACAGATTTCTATCCCGTCTGCGGCGATCACTGGTTTGCAGATTGTGTTTACCACGGCGGCGCTCACTGGCACGCTATCAATCGGCACCGTGCAACTTGAGCCGGGTTCTGTGGCCACTCCGTTCGAACGAACAGATATAGGGCGCGAGCTAATCAGGTGTCAGAGGTATTTTGAAACTACTTACAACACTGGTGTAGCTCTTGGTACTGCAGCTCAGAATGGACAAGGAGATTTTCAAACAATTTCTTATAGTAGTACTTATGGAACTTCTATTGTTTATCCATTTAAAGTTACAAAAAGAATTTCTCCTACAATAGTAGGTTATAATCCAGTGTCAGGTGCAGTAAGTACTTTTCAAGATTATAGTGTCAGTGCTCCAAACGGCTCTTTAGGAATAAGTGTAACTGGCCCACAATCGGTAGGTGTATATAATGTATCATCCAGTTGGTCAGTCGGGCACATCATGGCAATACACCTAGCAATCAACGCGGAGTTGTAAAATGTCAACAGGTTATCAGCTTACTTCAGGACTTTCTGTTATACGTCTAGTTGATGGAGCAACTATTCCTAATTCGCCATCAAACATCGATTGGCAAGAGTACCAAGCATGGCTGGCGGCAGGTAATACGCCGTCCAGTGCTCCAACGATCACTCAGACGCCCTCGCAACTTGCCTCCGCCGCTCTCGTTTCCGTTCCTGTGACGTTCACCACGTCCACATCTCTCAGCGCGACATACGGCATATCGTCGGAGGATCGGATGGACATGATGGCAGAAATGGCGGAACTGGCAAAAGCGGCAACATTCACCAACGGCACCACTTCGATTGCGTGGCATGACGTGTCGGGAAATGCTCACACGATGAACCTGGCGCAATTTTCCGCTTTCGTGAGTGCCATCGGCACCTACGTCACGCCGTTGCGCGCCATCGTTAAATCCAACTCAGGCACCGTCCCGCAACCCGAAGCGGTGACGGTGAACGCATGAGCATCCCGGCCAACGGAACATTCAGCAACGGTATCGCGGTTATCTCGGGCGACGAGCTTAATACGTTCGTCCAAGGCGATCAGACAGCCGCACA